GACCCATTGATCAGGTTCCGGCACTCGCGAATCACGTCAGCATTCACGCAGTCCGGTGCCGTCCTCGCCAGCGTGTCAACCGCACGACTCAACGCCTCGTGGTCGATTGTCTTTTCGAGATCTGGATTACCGTCGTCATCAAGCGCGTAGAGAATGACGTACCAGTCATCCGGCGAGACTGCCTGACTGATTCCGTGAGACTCAGTGACCAGCCACCACGCGTAACCCAGCGCGCCGGAACCAATGAAGACAGTCGCCGTTTCGGCAGGTGTCAATACCATTACTCCCCTCCCTTTCCATCGGTTGGATATGAGAACACTCGCCACCCGGACAGGCACGCCGAGTGCTCTCGATACTCCGCCGATTACGGCTCCACCATGTAACCGTCTACCTTGATCTCGCCCGGTCCATCCGCATGGAATACCGGACCAAACGACGTGCTGAATGCCGAAGCATCCACCGCACCGAAGTAGTCAGTAAAATGCTGGAACGTGGTGTGACCCTCCTCGATTTCGTACTCAGCTTCCCAACCATCTGGGTCAACAGTCAGCTCAATCAGAATGCGTGCCCTCACAACAACTCACCTCCCTACTTGACAGGCTCCGCGCCGGAATGACCAGCAGCAAGAATCCCCTCCGCACCGAGCAACGCCACAAGATGTGCAGCCCATGCGTTGGCCTCCGCTTGCTTGCCCACATTGGAGTAGGCCAACGACTTGGATAACGCACGGTTGATAGCCGAACGATCAGCCACGATCAACTCACCTCCCATCGGTATGTCATGAGAATGCAAGCACCGGCAACAACGAAACCCGGTAAGCTGGCCAGTCTTGCACTCTCGAAACGCACCGATCACGCGCCGCACCGAATATCGGACAGCCCGGCAGGACAGAACACACGACCCTGATCAGGATCATAGGACCACGTGCCGGACGGCTGCACCGTCACCTCATTCGGCCAGAACAAGTCAGTGAAGTCGAGCACCGTCGAATTGAGAATCAACGTGCCACCCAACAACGCCGCACCCGCAGCAACAGCAAGCCAACGCTTAGCCTTAGTCACAACAACTCACCTCCCAACCGACATAGCTTCCCTGCGATCGGGGGCACACAGCCCCCGACCACAAAGCACTACGGCCGATCAGTCGTCGGCGTGCTCGGCAACGTCACGACCACCCATGAGGCAGTGCATGCACGGACAAGGGCACGGCCTATTCTTTGGGCACGTCTCGTCCATACCATCGTGATCACACAAGAGAATCACCTCCTCTTTCCCAACGTCATCCTAGCTTCACCCCCAGCGGGGGTTGACCGTGAAACCAGGTTGACATGCACAGAATGACCCCAACGGCACAAGCAGCGCAATAGCCCATTCGAGTGAACGCGTAGTGCCGGCACAACGAGGAAGGTAAGGCTAACCTCACACGTCATGCGAGACAGGGCAAGGAACGCGCGCGCGTACGTACGCGAGAGCTCAGACCACACAGGACAGAACACAAAGGACAATCCGGAATAGACAGTGCAAAGTGGACGGTACACAACAGACAGTGGGATGCCGGCGAGATACGGTTGCAGTGCGGCAAGTAAAGGGCAGTGTCCACAATGGACGTACTACTACACTATACATATATGAGGATGATGTGCCATGCCAGGGGGGAGGGGGCCGGGGCGGGCCAAAACTTGATCTTACAACAATGTATTTTCCCAGCTCAGCGTGTGTTTTTCGGCGCGCCGAACTCGCCTCCACTGTAGACAGAGAGGTGGGTGTTTGTTATATGTGTGTGTGTATATATGTAACTCCCCACTCACGTTTTTCAGGTGATCCTGGGGTGTGTGGGGGCGGGGTACCGGGTCAGGCGGGGTTGCTGGTGCTTCCGCGGCGACTGGTGGGGGGCGTGTTGGGCGCGCTACGATGTGCACGCTTCCCAGCTGGAGGTAGATATGAGTGGTAAGGATTATTTGGGCGATGTGATCCACGCTGTGCAGCAGGAACTGCCTGGTGAGGACATGAACACGGATGCCCTGGTGGACACTGCGGCGCATGTGGCGGAGACGGACCCCTATCCGGATCTGCATTATGCCCGTAGCACGGATGATGTTGTCGAGGACTATCTGAACAGGAGTTGATCGGCTGTGTTCATGGATGACAAGGACGAGAAGCCGGGCCGGGATGTGTGGGACCACCTGTTGACCACTGGTCGGCAGTAGGTGCAGCAAGTGCGGTAACTAGTGCTATAGTCGCTCTTGCAAGGTGGTTACCAGAATCAGGGTCAGTATCAGCGGGGCTCGGTTCCCTGTCCGATGGACGCGGGCAGGGCGCCGAGCCTTTCGTCTATTCTGGGGTCCATGTCGCAGAACTGGCAGGCGCCCTCCCAGGGGTTGACGTGATGTGGCGTTGACGTACGATGCGTCACCATGTCTGGATGCATCTACTGTGGGGACCGCGGTCGGCTCCGCGACGAGGCGACTGGGGAGTCGGTGTTGTGCGGCTGCGTGGGCAGGCGCATCGAGCGGGGTTTGTACTGGGGTTCGGTTGTGCTTTCGGTCGTGTTGGTCGCCTATTTGGTGTTGCTGGTCTACAGCGTGATCGGCTGATGGACAACCCTGGCCCTATCTGTGACCTCTGTGGACACACGTTTGCCGAGCACGATTGGTTGGCGCGTATCCGGTCGACGGATCAGCACCGTACCCCTGATGGTTTTCTGATTTCTTCTCATGTGCATGAACAGTTTCGCTGCGTGCCCCGATGCCTGCCGGCCGATGTGCAGTATCAGGTGTACCGGGCGTTGACGTTGGCCTACCTGTGGACGTTCGCCGCCGTTCGGATGTGCTCGTTCGCGCTGTCCGTCCTGGGTGTACCGGATTTGCCGGTCGAACACGCGCCGGCTCTGCTTGCTGGTTGACGTGATGCGGGGTTGACGCTAGTGTGGGCTCCAGCAGTTGGGAAAGAACGTTGCGGAATGTTCCGATGCGCTGCTCCCCTGACTGCTGTGCCGAAGGAATCATCCGGGTTGGGCTACGTTTGGGCTCTGAAGTCAATTCGGATGTCGCGGAAAACCAGGTCAGAGGTGCCTTATACCCCCCGATGGGCATCTCTGGCTTGGTGAAACAACTGAAAGTTTCCGTGGGATAGACCCTTTGACCGGGGTTTTCTCGCGGAGTGTGTGAACACGGATATGCGTCGCCGTTGATCCTCGTGACACATCCGAGGGGAGGCCACGGAGATGAAGAGTTTCTCGCCTCGTACCCGTGCCCAACCCGCATAAACCGGTTCACACACGGCACCTCAGGGTAGAGCGTTCGCGTGCGGCCTCGCGCGGCGGGTCAACTGCCCTGGGGTGCCCCTTGTCTTGTGGAGGTTTGGGTGGCGTTTCGACTGGCCCACGACGACGCGGGCGAACTGGTCGCACAATTCACGGTGCGGGACAAGTGGGTGATAGACCTGTTGGAGGTGTACCGTTCGCTGTGCGCTATTGATGCTGCACCCCCGTTTTATATGATCGACATTGACCGGGCTATACGGGATGTGCGCAGGTGGCGAAACAATCACGGCGTGAAGGAGCCTTATGTTGGATCGAGCGCGGTCATTGAAACGCAGTGGTTCCACGACCCTGACCGACCAGCTGTTTAACCAGTATTTGACCGTGTTGGAGCAGGCGCTGGACGACATTGAGGATCAGGCACGCGAATACGGGCCTGGCGACACCCCCTTTTTCACCTGCCCACGGTGCCGGAAAAAGGCGTACCGCCCGCCCGACATCCTAAAGGGCTACTGCGTTCACTGCGACGACTGGACGGGAGGATCGTAAAATGCGCAGCGCGCTACGTACGGGTGGCCATTGGGGCGTCACCTTGGTGTACGAGAATGACCGTATGGTGCCCGAACCGGACGGTAGGGTAGGCAAATTCGGGGGTTCGGTGCACAGCCGAGCCTTGGCAGACTACATTTGCAACGCGGTGGAGATGTATCAGGCGCAGACGGGTAAGCCGATTCCGGAACCGCCGGACCTGTAGATGCAGTGCGGGGATAACTGGGGTGCCGCGGCAATCCTGATCTCTCTGATCATGGCGGTCACGGCAATTGTTGTAGCTGACATCGTCACACGCAGGAGGCGGTAGGGTGTGGGCCTGCGTCCAGGGAGAATCCCGAACATATGCATAAGTGTTTATTGGAAAAACGCGTATGCTAAACTGAAGGCTGTGCTGGTTGTTAAGCGGCACCGTGAGAGCCACTTAACGAGCTAGGGGCCGGAGCCCCAAGCGGAGGCAGAGTAAGGTCATAGTCTCACTCCCGGAAGGGTTGAGATCTCAAGAGGGCAGGCCCTTCGGGGGCCTGCTCTTTTGCATGTGTAGGGGTAAGGGAACGCGAAACTACTAGTTTTCCCTGTTTACTACACTAGGAGACACACAACGTCCGGCCCCTCACATGCGTTCGGTGCCGGACATGGCCCCCTTCCTCGAACATCCTCACCCGGTGCCGGATGTTCTCAGGTTTCCCCCGTTTCCAGTGAGGCGTGATATGGCCGCCAAGACTAAAGGCTTCAAAAACAACCAGGCCAAGATAGCCAAGAAGAAGGGTATTTCCTCCGACCGGGCGGGCGCCATTCTGGCGTCCGCGACGCGTAAGGCGTCTCCGGCGGCGAAGAAGAAGAACCCGAAGTTGAAGAAGGTCAAATAGTAGACCGGCACCGGGACCGTCCCCTGTCCAAGGGATGTGATGATCAAGTCCCGGCGCCGGCCGGTGAGTGCAATTCCGGGTGTTTCATCGGGCAAGGGTACCCAAGGTGCCCAGTTCGGAGGTCTCCTCCGACACCATGCCCGCAATCGCAGTGCGAACATAGCAGAAGGTGCACCAATTGGCAAAACGCATCGACACGGCCGAAGCGAAGGAGCTGGTTCTCCAGCGTGTAGCGGCCGGTATGCGGGTAGCCAAGGCGATGCAGTCGGTCGGTCGGGCACACGAAACGTGGCGGGACTGGCGCAAGACGGACCCCGAGTTCAAGGCCACCGCCGCCGCTATCAGGGACCGACTAGACAACGGGGTGAAAGCACCGACCGCGGTGCCCCCGTTCGATGAGTTCTCCGCGAAGTACCTGAAAGCCACGTTGCCGCTGCACCAGCTGCGCGCGCTGGACGTGATCGAGGGCAACGAACCGCGGAATCTGCACCCCTCCATGTCGTATCGCGGCGGCGCGGAGGGCAACAGCCAGATCATTCTCAATTTCCCACCCGATCACGCCAAGTCCACCACGTGGACCGTCAACTGGGTAACGCATCAGATCCACTGCGACCCTGGCGTGCGCATCATCGTGATCAGCAAAACCCAGCGCCTGGCGAAACAGTTCCTGCTCTCGGTCAAGGCCAGGCTCACGAATCCGTTGTATACGGAGCTGCACAGCGCGTATGCGCCGGAGGGCGGCTGGCGGGACGAAGACCTCCCTTGGCGGGACGACATGATCTACGTGCGTGGGCGCTCTCCCGAGGAGAAGGACCCGACGCTTCAGGCGATCGGCATCGGCGGCCAGATCTACGGTTCCCGCGCGGACATCATCATCTGCGATGACGTGGAAGACCTCACCAACTACGGCTCCTACGAGCAACACGCGCACTGGATCGCGCAGGAGGTCGTCACCCGGCTGGACCCGGAACGCGGTCGGCTCGTCCTGGTGGGCACCAGGGTTGGCGGCACCGATGTGTACTCACACCTGCGTGACGAGGCCAAGACGCTGGACGAACTGCCCACCTACACCTACTTCGCGCAGCCGGCCATTCTGGACGGGGAAACCTCACCCGACGTGAACGACTGGCAGGTGCTGTGGCCGGAGCGCATGACGCCGCGCGTCATCCGCAAGAAGCGTTCCGCGTTCAGCAACCCTCGCCATTTCCAGCTGATCTACCAGCAGCGCGACGTGTCCGACAACAGCGTGTTCCGCGCCGAGTCTGTGCGTGCCAGCGTCAACGGGCAACGCTATCCGGGTGTCATGTACCCCGGCTGTACCGGGCACCGCTCCGAAGGGATGCAGGGCCTGTACGTGGTGGCCGGCTGGGACCCCGCCTCCAGCGCCGGACGCAACGCGATGGTCGTCATCGGTGGGGACAAGGCCACCAAGAAACGGTGGGTGTTGGACGCGTGGAATAAGAAAGGCGCGTTGCCGCGGGACTCCATTGAGCAGCTGAGATATTTCACTGAACTGTATAATGTGCGTGAGTGGCGAATCGAAAAGAACGCCGTGCAGGAATTCATCGTTCAGCTGGATGAAATCAGAAACTACCTGGCCGGCCGCGGGTGCCGACTGGTGCCGCATTCCACCACGAAAAACAAGTACGACGCCAACATGGGTGTCGAGACCCTCGCGCCGCTGTTTGACAGCTGCGTGGACGAAATCGACGGGCGGCTCGTACCCAAACCTAAAGGTGCCGGACTCATCGAATTGCCCAGCACCGAAAAGTCCTCGGCCGTTCAGGAACTGTGCAACCAGTTGCAGCTGTGGGAACCGGAACAGAAACGCCTGGTTCAAGACCTGGTGATGGCGCTCTGGTTCGCCGAACTGGGGGTACGGCAGCACCTACTGGGTGGCATCGGTAACCGCTCGCACATGCCGTCAAAGTTCACCGCACGCGGAGCCATCGCCAAACGTTCCACGATATCGGTGGAAGAACTGCACGAACAAGGAATGGTCCATGCTCTCTGACATTCGCGATGTCGACACTCGCGTGACGGACATGCAGACCTCGCGCGCCGGCCGAGACCAAGAGATGAACCGGGTGCGCCTCGTTCGTGCCGGACGTATTGACGAGCTGTACCCCGAGTTTTTCGCCGACGACCTGCCCAAGAGTGTGGTCGCCAACATTGTGGACGTGGCAGCACGCGACACCGCGGAACTGATGGCGCCGCTTCCGGCGCTGGCCTGCTCCTCCGGCAACATGGTGACCGCTTCGGACGAGCAACGCGCCGCGAAGAAGAACAAGATCGGTAGCCACTACTGGCAGAAGTCGCGTCTGGTGACGCAGAACGTGCAATTCGCCGACTCGATCAACGCCTACTCTTTCGGCACCTACATTGTCGAACCTGATTTCGAGTGCATGTCCCCGCGTATCCGCTTTGAATCGCCTTTCGGCGGGTACTACTACAAGGACCGGTGGGGCGAGCTCGTGTGGTACGCCAAGGTGCGTACTGAAACGGCCGGCACGCTGGCGTCGATGTATCCGGAGAAGAAGTCGCAGATCCTGACCAACCCGAAGAACGGGCAGCAGCGCAGCTTTTCCGATCAGCTGAAAATGGTCACCTACTACGACGAAGACATTCAGGTGACCTACCTTCCCGAGTGCCGGCACGCCGTGCTGACCAAAGCGAGCAACCCACTCAAACGGGTGCCGGTCATTATCGCCGAACGCCCCGATGTGGAACAGACCAAACGCGGACAGTACGACGACGCTATTTGGCCGGCGCTGGCGAAAAGCCGCATGGCGCAGTACATGCTCAAGGCGGCGGACTTCTCGGTGAATGCACCGTGGGCCATGCCCGATGACGTGTCGGAAATCAGCGTCGGACCGGACGCCATCATTCGTAGCCAGAACCCGCAGCAGATTCAGAAGGTTCGGCTCCAGATTCCGCAAGACATCTTCGCGTTGTCGTCCGAACTGGACGAACAGACCAAGGAAGGGTCGCGCTACCCCGAGGCCAGAACGGGTGGCATCAAGGGCAACATCGTGACCGGGCGTGGTGTCCAAGAGCTGATGGGCACAATGGATACCCAGGTTCAGACGATGCAGTCGGTCATGGGTGCCGCGCTTGAGGAAGCCACGTCGCTGTGTTTCGAGATGGACGCCAAGCTGTGGCCCAGCACCAAGAAGACCATTACGGGTGTCTTGACCGGCAAGCCGTTCGAGATCTCCTACACGCCCGGTAAGGACATTGGCGATTCCTACGCGTGCAAGGTTACCTACGGGTTCGCGGCCGGCATGCAGCCGACACAGGCACTCGTGGCCCTGCTCCAGCTGCGTGGCGACAACCTGGTCAGCCGCGACACGGTACGTCGGCAACTCCCATTCGAGCTGGACCCGGAAGAAGAACAGCGCTCCATTGACGATGAGCAGCTCACCGACTCACTCAAGCAAGGCTTTTCGGCGTTCCTGCAAGCAATGGGACCGATGACCATGCAGGGCATGAACCCGGTGCCGCTGCTTCAGGGTGCGGCTAAGGCAATCCAGTTGCGACAGAAGGGCACGCCACTGCATGAGGCGATCCTCGAAGCCATGCAACCACCCGAGCAGGAACAACGCCCGGAACAGGAACCTGCCCCGCAACCGCAGCCAGGACCCCCAGGTGCGCCGCCGCAAGGTGGTCCTCCGCAACCAGGTCAAGGTCAGGGGCAGGGGCCAGGCCAGGAGCAACCCGACCTGCCGCAAGGCGTCCGGCCGAACGGCCTACCTCAAGGCGTCGCCTACGGGCAGCAAGGCCAGGCACCAGGGGGCATGCCCGACATTCAGGCGTTGATGTCTTCGCTACGCGGGCAAGGCGATCCCCGCATGGAAGCAACCACACTCACCAAGAAACCGCGGGTGTAGCACATGGCTAAGGCAAAGGTCGCTGGCCCCGCGCAATACAGCAAGAGAACAGACCTCGGTGGCCAGCCGGTACGCAAACTGCCCGACCCGGACTACGGCGAACAGCAGGCTTTCGAGGACCAGCAAAAGGGCGCACCGCTGGCCGACTCGAACGCCACCATGAACGCGTCCGGCGCACCCGAACCGAAGGGTCCCCAGCCCGGCGCTCAGATGGCGCCGCAACCGTCGCAACCGCAACGCTCGTTCGGGTCTTTCGACGCGCCAACCTCGCGTCCCAACGAACCGTTGACCTCTGGTGTGGACCTCGGTGCCGGACCTGGCGCGGAGGCTGCGGGTATGCGTCCCAACGTGGTGCCCCTGTCTCAGGCGCTGGGCCAGTACGCGGCGGCGGACCCGACCGGGACCTTGGCAGTGATCGCTAACCAACTCGCAGGACGGGGTATGTGGTAAATCCATGTCGTGGTGGGCAGGACTTGAAGGTGCCGAGCGCGCCGTAGACGACCTGAAGGGCTACCGGGCTAACCCGGTGGCCCAGAACGCGTGGTACAGCACCAACAAAACCAAGTTGTGGAAGGACCCCACACTGGTCAGCGCCGCCGTGTCCAGCGGCATGGACTACGCCACGGCACGTCGCCTGTCCATTGTGTGGGAAGCGAACAACTCCATCCAACAGGGCAAGATCCTGCAACAGGGCGGGGTTGACCAGAGTCTGTGGCCCAACTCGGTGAAGACGCCCGACGTGCAGAAGGCCAAGGAGGCCGGCAAGCTGGACGCGGCCGCGGATGACGGGTCCTTTTGGGACGGCGTATGGGGCGCGCTCGCGGACTTCGGTAAGGGCATCTGGGAAGGTGTCGGTACCGCGCTGAACGCGATCAGCTCCCCCATTCAAGGTCCGATCGCCGCCGGTCAGGCGCAGGAGTCCGCTACCGAAACTGGGATGAAGTCGGCCGCGTTCAAGGCGATGCCCGGTTTCGCAAAAGGAATCGCAGGCGCCGGCTTGGCCGTCGCTCAGGGCGTGGAAGACTTCGGCCGCGGTGTTGGGGACATCGTTGGTGGGGTTGGTGACCAGCAGGCCAAGGACATGCGCAACCAGGGCTACGACCCTGACGACTTCGTGAGCCGCTACGCCTATTACGCCAACTTCAACGAGGGCGGTCGTGTCGCCAACCGGGTGGCCGCCAACCTGAAGCAGCAGTATCCGAAGTGGAAAGTGGACCTGGCGCGGGAGGTGGTCACCTCCGGCGTACTCGATGACGAGACGCGCTACAAAGGACTCTCGCCACAGGCGCAGGTTCTGCTCGACAACTCCATGATCCGCCGCTCCGACAAGGCCGGCGAAGACATCATCACCCAACTGTACGACCCGCAGACGCTTTCCTTCGGTGCCAACGTCGCCGACATGGCGGGGCTCAAGCCGGGCACCGGCAAGTACGCCGCTACGTCCGCGCTCGCCGACCTCGCAGCCTATTGGTACGTTGACCCGTTGGTGGCGGCGGGCGGTGCTCTCAAGGCAACACGTGCCGCGCGGTACGCGATCGACGGTGCCGACCCGGAAGCGGTCAAGCACGCCATTGCAGCAGGCGGGAAAGAGGCCGGCCCGGTCGGTCGGATCTTGGGCGCGAAGACCTCGATCGGTAAGCGCTGGGATGACATCCTTGACCGTGTTGACCGGATTCACGTTCTGTCCACTTCGGGCAGGCAAGAGGATGTAGTCAGGGCGGCCGACGAGTTCACCAAGTTCCGCCAGCTGCACCCGGACACCATGCCGCTGTATGAGACGCTGCGCGGGCTACGTGAAGGGTCCATCAAGGGCTCGTTCCACGAGGCACCCCGCCGCAACATCAAGTTCAACTCGGCACAGGATTTCGCCAACGCGGGTATCGGTGTTGAGCGGGTGTCCGACCCGAAGCTGTACAAGCCGGCGTTCCAGCTACGCAAAGACGCGTCCGAACTGGACAAAGACATCGGTGGGTTGGAGCGCGGCAACGCGCGTGCCGCCATCGCCGAACGGGTGTCGGACGCGCTGACCACCGCGGCTCTCGGTGAGGGTCGCCCACTGATCCACGGTCGCATGTTGCTGCCCGGTCAGATCGCCATGACTGGCCACATGCGCGCCGCGGTCACACCCCTGATGGATGGGCTGCTGGGGCAGAACAAGAAACTGGAGGACGCGCTCACATCCGCCCAGGGCAAGGGCGTCGTCAACTTCAACAATACTGGCCAGGCCGTCTCTCCCGACGCGGCTGAAGTCGTGTCGGCCACTGGTGGCGAATGGCTGCGCAAGCACTACAACAAATCCGGGATCGGTCCACAAGGGATGCGTGACCGGGTGGCGCGGAGCTTCGCCAAGGGTGCCCTGTTCACCGACGCGCCGAACCTGTACATCGACCGCGCCGGTAGTACGGAAACCTTCCACAACTTTGCCCGCATGTTCATGCCCAGAAGCATGGCTGCCTATGCGGCTAACGCATGGTCCCGCGCCGATCCGGCCACCCGCTCGGTGATGATCGGTAACATGCGGGAAATGGCGGCGAATGCACGCCGCGCGCTGGACAGCAACGCCTCCCGCGATTTCTGGAACCAACAGCTCAAGGGGCGTGAAGGCGCGGCCGGCGCCCGCGCGCTGGAAGCGTATTCCACCCCGGAACTGGATGAAGTGGAGACTCCGGCTGGCCCGATCACCGCTGCCATGTGGGGCACACAGTTCAGCGACGGCGTACAGCTTCCCCGCTACGTGGACATTCTGCGCAACACCGAAAAGGTGGGCCTGTTCTCCTTCGTTGCTGGCATGAGCCATTCGCGGGTGGCGGACGCGTTCACCAGGGCGTGGAAGATCACCAAGGTTGGTACGCTGTCCAACGCGCTACGGCAGGTTTATGAAGGTCGCGTCGGCCAGGTAATGGAAGACTGGCGTAGCGCACTACGCACGCAGCGGGCACGTATCGGCCTGGTGGGCGCTACCGCGCAGCGCCGCGCGGACATCAACTCGGTGATTCGTCAGGCGAAGCTGGTCCGCGACTCCGGCGTGCACGACCAGATGGCGCCCCTACTGCGCACTGGCTACCAGGACATGGCCATTGACTTGGCCCGTAGGGCGGCCGGAGTCAAGACGCTGCACCCCGAGCTGGAAGACATCATCGGCAAGTCCACCGATATCTCCCACCTCAAGACCGTGGCCGACTCGCGCAGCGCTGTACGACTGGCCACGACCGCCACCGTGGCGGACCCGTTGCGCCGGCTGCGTGCCCGGCTGTACCGCCCGCTGACCAAAGAGGCCACCGAGGATTTCGCCTACGACTGGCTGTCCCGCGTGAACGCAGGCATGGACCAGGATCTGGCCGACGGCATGGAGTATCTGCTGGGGTCACAGACCTCGCGGTGGATGGATGGCGGGCTTGCCGAGGATCTGGCGCACATCCAGACGGGATTGTCCGGCAACGTCGGCATGGCTAAGCTCAAGTTGGCGAACAC